CGGAAAACCGGTTGCTTGCAGGATTAAATTAAGTTCTGAAAGTGTCATTGTCTTAAAGCCCTTTCCACTCTATCAAGAAAATCTGCAACATTCTTTTCTTCAATCGGCGCAATGTGCGGATAAGCCGGCACCCTTCCGCCGCCCCTTTTAGCGTGTCCATGTTCCAAAAGGTGTGTTAATTGATAATCTGTTGCATTGTGGACAATGTATTTTTTGCCCTTCCTTTTTAAGCGCCAACCTTTTCGATAATCGTTTGTTCTATCTTTGTAAGGTCCAAGCCCTTTTGTTTTTAATTCTTTCAAAATTTGTTGGGCAACTTCTTTTTTGTCTGTTTCAATCTGTTCTGAAACTCCTGAAACATAACCTTGCAGCACTCTTTGAATTTCTTCTGCTAAATTATCAGGTGTTGTCACCGCTTTTCACCTCACAATATAATTCCGTGAAGCCATCTATTCGGCGAAAAGTTTTATAAATGCTGAAGCGCTTATTGTTATATTCAAGGTGCTGTTCATCATTGTAAGAATCAGAATCACAAACAAGCATCATAACAGGTTTATGTCCAAGCTGTCCGGCTGTTGAAAATTCAGCCCTTGTGATTGAAAGCCGGCTGCAAAAAATCATTGCTTGCTTTTCACTTTTGATTGCTTGATTTAAATCATCTTTTGTTGTTGTGATTGAAATCAAATAAGCAACATCATCTAAAGAAATATTTTGCGGATTGCCTATACTTGCCTTATATGAGAAGGTCATTTTGTTTTGCAATCCTTTCTTCAATGATTCGGTTTCTTAAACGGTGTTGAATGTTATTTGCAAGCGGCACATCTTGTTGGCGGTTTCTATAACACCAAGCAGCATAATCAGATAAAAGCATTTGGTCCGCTGTATTTTTCAAATCAAGTGTGATTCCTCTTTTTTCAATCTCAATTTGGCTGCCCTGAATCAAAGGAATCAAAAAGGCATCACGCAAATTATGCGTAATGCCCAAATCAATTTTTAACAAATTTAAAACAGTGTCCAATTATTGATTTTCCTTTTTTGCTCTTGCTCTTGCTGCTTTTGATTCGGCAGCAGCTTGGGCAGCAGCTTGGGCAGCTTGTGCTTGCTGTTCCGGTTCAATATGTGTTGTGCTTGCTTGGTGTGCTGCTCCCATTGCATTTGTTTCATTTGCAACATTCATGCTTTTAGCAAATTCGCTTTTGCCTTGGTTATACATTTGCGCCGCTCCTGCTTCATAGCCGCTTTGATTCATTGCATCTTCAAGATGTGCTTGGCTGCTTTGCACATTTGCTTGGCGAACTGAAGCGCCTGTTGCTTGGTTCATTTGTTGGCTTGAAGCTGCTGATTGTGCTTGTTGTGCTACTTGTCCGGCTTGAACAGCTTCCGTGTTATTTGCATGATGTTCTTGAATACCTGTTTGTGTTGCATTAGCTGAATGATAAGCTTCAGCAGCTTGGGCAGCTTTAAGAGAAACAACTTTCCCATTGACAACCGTTTTAGGCTCAACCGCTTTTGCAGCTTCTTGATGTGCTTTTGCAAGTTCTTCTGATTTTTGCGTATTAGCTTGTGAAGCGTTTTGTTGTTCATTTGTCATTTTCAGAACCTCCATTATTTTTTAATTCGTTCTAACTTGTACCCATTTATTATTAACGGTTCCTGAACTGCTAACCGCCCATAAATAATATTGGTATCAACTAGCATATATTTTCTTGCTCTTGCAATTGAAGGAATTTTAATTTCTTCACCGGTGCTTAAATCGGTCAACAAACATTCAATTGCTTGTGCCATTTTTTTTATTATGGTGCCGGTGTGATAGTAACCAAAGCAAAAGCTTCTGCCTTTGTTGGCTTTCCATCAAAGCGCCCTTTTCCACGGAATGCCATTTGGTCCTCAACAAATCGAATTTGGTCTGAAGAATCAACAGCAATATTTTCACGCTCAACAAGTGTATACATTTGGAAATCACCATATAAAACTTCATCTTCTGCCATGCTGTTATTAAATACAACACGGATTCCTAAAATATCCGGTCTTGTTAGGTTTGGTAATCTGCCAACTACATTGCCGTTACCATCAACATTGATAGAAAACTCCAAGAAATAGTTGTAATACGTTGAACGCTTCATTACTGCTACAATTTCACCAACAGAATCAAGTCCGGTGTCAATTAATCCAATAGGCTTGACAAAATCAACAAGCGGTGAACCATCTGCAACCGTTACTTGATTGCCGGCAGGAATTGTTGGAATGATTCCTGTTGGTTGTTTGCCTGCTGCTCCTGTTCCGTTAAGAATAGCAATATCAAGTGCAAGTGCAATTGCTCTTGCAATTTTTTGTGAAATATAAGTATCAAGATTGATAACAGAATCTTGTAATAAGTAATTGTCAACAAAAGTAACCTTTCCAACCTTGAAGCCGTCAAAGTCAATTGTTGCAAGTGTTCCAACATCGCCAACCGGTAAAGCAGCATTTTGTTCAACCCAAGAAGCCGGTGTTGTGTCGGTGTCAATTATGATTCGTGCTGTTCCTTTGATACGAATTTTGTCAACTAAAGGATAAAGTGTTGAATAATCACCCAAGATTTCCATGATACGATTTACAACAACTTCAGGAATTGTTAATTCGCCGCCTGTTACTGCTCGTAAATTTTTAAACTGCTCATAGAAATCAATTACATCTTGGCGCTTGTAGTATTCGCCATTCTTTAATAATTCTCTAACTTCAAGGCGGTTAATATCTTTCATTGTTTTGGCTCCTTTTTCTCTTGTCTGAATTTCTTTTGCTGCTTTGCTTGCACGTTCATTTACATCTTCAAGTTCTGTTTCAAGGTCTGCAATTTCTTGTTCAACAGTTTTCTTTTCATTGTCTAAATCTGTTTGCTCTTTTTCAATATCTTGAATTTCAGTTTCAAGCAAATTCAAATCTTCTTCATTTGCAGCTTCAGCCAAAGCAGCCTGTGCATTTTCGCTGCGCTTTAAAATATCAGCAGCTTTTGTTTCAAGTTCCTTCAGCTTTTGGCGCTTAAGTTCTAAAGCCTTTTGAATCTTCAATTGCTTTAACATGTTTTAAATCTCTCCAATCGTTTTGAAAGTTCTTGTTTTTTGGTGTCAAGCTTTCTTTGTTGAAGCTGCTCAACTTGTTTTGCTCTTGCTTGAACTGAAGTATTTTCGTATGCAGGAAAAGTGACAACAGAAATTTCGTGCAAATCAATCTGATTGATTCGCCATCTATAACCGCCGCTTGCAAGTTCCTCTAAATCTTCAGCCAATATATTAAAACCAAAGCTTGCTTGGTCCACATCTCCACGCTGCACTAATTCATATAAATCAGCAGCATATTGGGTTTTAGGCATTCTAACTGTTGCATAAAGTCCTTTATCATCAAGCTTCATTTCTAGTGTTCCGCTTTTGTTCCTGCCTAAAACAAATTGTGTGTTATGATTCCAAAGCGCTCTGATATCATTATTTAAAGTATTGTCAAAGGCTCCCTTAGTAATGATTTCATAAATACCATCCATTAATTCAGTTTCTTGTTCATATAAAGCAAAATAGCCTTCTATGACAAAATCATTAGTGTTTTCGGCTTGCCTAGTTACTTCAAATTTTGTTCTGAAATCACGCTTGGCTTCCGCTGTTCGGTTGTGCATTGTTGGTATCACCTCCTTCATTATTCGGCGGCGGTGTATTGTCCGCCGGTGCCGGATTGTTTAGTTTGTTTTGATTGCCCACTTGGTCAAGCGGAATATAATTTTCTAAAACAACAAATTCATCTAGCCCTTCAACCGGTGAAAGGTCAAAATAATTCCTTCCTTCATTCCGGTTCACCATGCCTGCATTCACCATTTCTTTCACATGTGTTGTTAGTTCTGCAAGGTCATATTGATAAAGTGTTTTAGGATTAAATTTGAAATACCAATCAGGGGCATAAGTGATTTTTTTACTTAATTCTTGTTCAATCACTTTTGCTATTGGCATTATCACGCTGCTGATAAAGTTGTTATATTCATCCTTGCTGAAGGTCCCAACTCCTAACATATAAGCCGGAACACCAAAGGCAGCAGCAACCGCTTTTTTGTCAAGCTGCAAACCGTCTTGAATTGCTAAATCTTGAAGGCTTAAAGGTTTCACTTCTGTTACATCAATTTCACTTGCCGGAACAATCCACGGTTCACCGGCTTCAGTATCACCAACATAAGAATTTAGGATTTTTTCACGTTCTTCTTTTATCTGCATTCCTTCTGCATCAGATTCGACTTTGATAATTAAAGAAGGTCTCCATTTACTTTGTAAAAATCCTGTCTTGGTTGCATTGGCTTGAACAATATTTGCAATTGCATCTTTGACAACCGGAATAAAGCCCACACCTTTAAAACAAAATTCATCATCAGGAATTAAAACAAAATGAAGCACTTCATCAGGGTTGAAGGTCTGAAGCTTATATTGAATTTCATAAGTTTCATCGTCACCCCTAAAAGAACACTGTCTTGCTTCCCAAATAATTAGATTGTCAAGCAGCCCATTTTTAACAACCGGCAAAACAACACTGTTGCCGTTGGTTATCATATCGCTGACAATCCTATAAATAAAATTCTTCCTTATCATATGGTGATTAGGATAAACATCTATTTTCTTTGAAAGTGCATTTTTTAAACGCTTATCACCGGTTTCACCGTTTTGCATCAACATTATTGTCATGCTGCTGACCAAATCGGCAATTTTGTGAATACATTTTCTTACTTCTTCATTTTTTGTTACCGGTGTGAATCCGGCAGGCAAAATAATTTCATCGTTTCCGGTTCCTGAAAGCCAAACTTGCACAGGGTCATATTGGCGCTTTTTAAGCAGCCGTGATTTCTTTGAGAATAAGCCCACGCTTTCACCTCCTTACAACCAAGTGTTTAGCTTGGTCTTTTTATCTCTTGCAATAATCGCTTGTTTCACGGCAACAACCGTTGCATCGAATAAGTCAATCCGGAAGTTGTCACCAACTTTTTCAAAGCGAACACGTTCTTCAGCATCTTCATTTGCTTTGAC